TAAAGGAACTTTACAGTCGTTCCTAAAGGAACTTTACAGTCGTTCCTAAAGGAACTTTACAGTCGTTCCTAAAGGAACTTTACAGTCGTTCCTAAAGGAACTTTACAGTCGTTCCTAAAGGAACTTACAAAAGCATTTACACAATTGGTGTGTAAATACTTAGCTCAATGACAATTATTTTTATCCACCTCTATTTCTTAATCATATTTGAAATCTTCTTTTACCTCTACTACATTATGCCCTACGAGAAAGCTCTCATATACAACTTATTTGACATCAGTGATTACACCAACATAAAAAACAAGTCGGTTCTAATATACTACATAGAGGACCAACTCAATTGCCGAAAAAGCCAAAAACGCATAGATGACTTCAACGACAAGCTTTGGGTTCAGTGTATGGCATTCGTTGGAATACTCAACGCAATATTATTTGTGATTTTTATTTGGGACATCGTGCTAGTTCGCAAGCAATACCAAACAGCCTTCTGTACCATGTCTCCCCACAATTCGCGCACTACATTAGTGGAATCCGATTACAAGAAAAACGACGACGTGGATATTGAGATGGGTCCCGAAGGTCCCGAACTTAGTACCGATGTAATACAAGGTTTAGGTAATGAAACATTCATCCTCTATTACTGGAAGAACTCCAAGTTTGTGAAGAACACTGGAAAGACCGTAAGATTCATCATCCTGGTCGGAATCTTTGAATACGCGTTCTTCACGCTGATTATAAATAAGTACAAAATCGTCAACACCACCACACTCTTGTGTAAGATGGTTCACGAATCCTAATGGTCGCGTTCGCTTAGGTCGCGTTCGCTTAGGTCGCATTCGCTTACAAAGCATTCGCATTACAAAGCATTCGCATTACAAAGCATTCGCATTATAAAGCATTCGCATTATAAATGTGTATCTTTTCTACAACTCCTCCTCCTCCGGAGGAAGAGGGTCCCAACTTTGGCAGCGCCACTGAATTGACCATATCCATTTGCTTCGCCATCGCAACTTTCTTGTCCAGTCCCGAAAACAAGTAGTCTGTCCCTGGGCTCTCTTCGGTCTTCTTAATCGTCTTGTAAATGCCATTGATGTTTTTCACCGCCAATTCTACCACCCGCATATCCGACACCAGCTCGGTCGCAGGATTCACCTGCTCTGTACAAAGCGACACCGCAAAATACAACAAATAACGCCGTTTCCGACAACAAGCATTCGTATAATGTAGAGAAAACAGAGTCAGCAACGATCCCATCACCTTCTCCACCAAAGGATTGCCCCTCTCTTTCATAGAATGAAAAAGCACATCCCAGACCATCCAAATGAGGTCTTTACCCAGTTTGCGTTCCACGGTAACAAAATCACGCACTTCGCATTCACACATCTGCTTTCGCTTCTTACAAATGGCGTCAAACTCAATTATCCACTCTATCCAATAACAAGCGACTACCGTATTCCGCCTTCCCGCCGATAAATTGTAGGCGAACTCATTCAACGCAATGAAAACCTCTTTCGGGTCTTTGGACCTAAAAATCGGCTTCACGTAATCCACACTGGGTGCGACCAACCTCTCTGTCATCTGCGTCATATCAAACTCTTCTTCGCGGTTGATTTTGATGGATTCAAAACTATGTTTCTTCGTAGAAAGCGTCAAAACGCTCACAATCTCAGCAAACATATTGCGGATAGTGGGATTATTGCGGTGGTCTAGTGGCGACCGAACCTCTGTACTTGACATTATATTTCTAAATACGACAAACCGTTTTTCCAAATAACACACCAATTTAGGGTTACCTACGTGGATGTGTTTTGCCATATAGTAGAGGATGTTTTCCCAGAGTTCCAGGTAATGACCCGCGCAAACGAGTTCGGCTGCCCAATTACAAGCAGCCTCTATTTTCCCATTTAGCATATTTTCAATAAAGGCATCTTTCACTGCGGTTTTCTTATATTTAGAGAAACTGATTCCGCGAAAGTCGGCCGATGACCGAATGTCATTGATTTCACTTATTTCCATTTAATATAAACAAGCTTTTGTTTTTATATCGTGGTTTATAAACAAATAAAGTATTTCAAAAATATATATTACAGATGAGTACAGTAATGATTATTATGGGCGTGATAATAATAATATTATTATACATGTTTTTCTTTTATAAAACTGGAGAAACCGAATTGAACAATAAGATAGATATTAGTGTTGCTCAGGCCTCCATTACTATAGATAAAATAGTAGAGCCAACCTCGGCAGTATATTCATTTGAAACGTGGGTGTACATATCAAAATATGATGGTATAGGAACATTTTTGTTTTCAAGAGAGGCAAAAACACCGAGTAGCGGAACTCTCACAAACAAAAACATTGGTGTTGAGGTCACCGGAACTAGTCCAACATTAAAAGTTAAGTATATGGGTACAGAAACTGCGACGCCCCAGAAAACAATTGTTGTTAGCGATAATTTTCCAGTTCAGTCGTGGGTTCACGTGATTGTAAGTCTAGAAAATCAATACATTGACGTTTATGTGAATGGAAAACTCGCAAAATCCATCAAGGCAGAGAGTATTGAGACACCAAGTGCCACAAGCGAGATTGTTTATGGAAATTGGTCAACGGCTGGCGGCTGTTCATTGGCAAAATTCTATCGCCGTACAAACGCAATTGACCCGGCCACAGCATGGAGTTTATACAGTGACGGTAACGGCTACAATAGTATTTCCAAATATTTAGGTAGTCTTGGCATGGATGTATCTTTGAAGAAAGACGATATTGAATATACAAAATTGAGTCTCTTCTAATTATTATGCGTGAATATCAAGTTGATTATAAGTAACGATTTTTACAATTTATTTATAATTTATTTACAAGTTATTTACAAGTTATTTACAAGTTATAAGAACTTCACTTATATAAATATTATCTATAAATATAGTAATAAATGAATATGGAACAACCGACGGCATCATCCAATTTTAAAATGCCAGATTTACAAAATATATCAGATACCGCAAACACAACAAAAGAATCATTGACAAAATCAGTGGGCAATTTAGGACAAACATTTTCAGATGTTCAGGGCACACTTACAAAGACATTGGATGACTTTTCAGCCACGTCTGCTGCTGATGCTGGAAAAGAGTTCTTAGAAGCAAATACAATTGTTGCCAAGTTTGCCTTTGTCGTCATCGTTCTTATTGTGTTTTTATTCTTGATGCGACTCGGGATGATAATTATGTCTTATATATTTTCACCAAGCCAGTCACCCTATTTAATCAAGGGTGTTATATCTGGCTCTAATTCAAAAGAAGTTGTGCAAGATCCAAGAAAGATAGATACAACCGTGTTTTTGTCGGAAAATGAACCCACCGGTATTGAATTAACATATAGCGTGTGGCTTTATTTAGACGGCGTCACTGAAGATAATCAAATGAAACACATTTTCAGCAAGGGCAAAATTGACACATCCACCGATTTTGGAAAAATCAATGTCGCAACAAAACAACTTGAATCAACTAGCAGTTCTAATAAAACATACAATGCCCCGGGCCTCTATACATTCAGAAATGGAGAAGGTGGTAACAATCTCCGCGTTTATATGGATTCATACATAGAAACTACACTTACTGGTAATTTGAACTCACAAGTTCAGATGGTGGATATTAGCGGTGTACCAATCAATAAATGGTTTAACGCAACAATTCGTGTAGAAAACCGTGTGCTTGATGTGTACGTGAACGGCGTCTTAACAAAGCGTAAAGACTTGGAAACCATTCCTCGCCAAAACTTTTACAGTATTTTTGTTTGTCAAAATGGCGGGTTCAGTGGATATTTATCTGATTTGCGATATTTCAACAAATCATTGAACGTATTTGAAATCAATAGCATTGTCAATAATGGACCCAATTTGAAATCAAGTTCGGATTCGGATTTCAACAAAGTCCCCGACAATTTACACTATTTGTCTAACAATTGGTATTCATCCAACTCATAATTATAAGATATTAGTAAACAACATAAAATTATTTACAATAAATAACAAATGCAACCTTATCTAAAAACAGTTGTTATTTATGGCGGTATATTTAGCACAATTGCCGGAGTCTATGAATTATACGAAAGCATCCGTGAAAGAAATACAAAGGCACTTGGAATACGTGTTGCTATTCAAATGACCGGTGGATTCATTTATGGAGCGTCGCTATATTTGTGGCAGTTGCCGGCCCTCTATGGAGTATTTTTAATAGGCCGCGGCTTTTACGCAAAAACAATCCAATAATTTACCTATAACTAATAAAAGACTTCATTATATATTCCACGAATGAATATATAATGGCAACAAACTGTAGTACATTAGAGCAAAATCGCCGCAATGGCCTTATATTCAACATTCCTCCGCCACGATATACTCCCACAAATCCGTATAATGAAGGTTTCACCAAAGAACAATTAGATATGCGCCGCAAAGCCGAAGTTCTCAAATACAACAAATCCGCTAATGGTCGAATCACCAAAGTCCAGAGTTGGACACAAGTTGTCAGCGGGTCAACTCAGCGACGCACATATTCTGGCGCATATTTGGCGAATGCCGCTGACACGGCTTGCGAACAAGTGGTCACATACACAACCGGCGCTGGAATCCCTGGACCTGCCATCCCACTTTATCTAGACCCCGCAGTACCTCTCTATAACTACAACACCCAATCTGTCGGTCTTGGCATTAATAATAAAGAAGAAGACGAAATGTTTCGCACTAAATACAATAGCGGATTACTATCAAATGGTCCAGTTATTTATACTTTGAATATTCGTCCAACGATTGATAGTACAGTGTATAATTTTACAGTCCGAACATCAGTCGGGATTTATTTGGATGGGTCTGCAAACGCAAATGATTTTACCGCAAGTGTGACAATTTTACCTTCCTCTATTAAGGTCCTATATGGATATGAGACGGTCATTCTTACACAACAACCGGTTGTTAAGATGGAATCGGGCGCTCCCGTGAACCTTAATGTATCTGGAAGCTTGACAGGTGGACCTTACGCTGGAGCTATTTATCTAGGAAATATTGTTATCAGTAATCTCTTGTTACCTACCGCTGCTGGCAATACTTATGATATTATAATTGAGCCTTCAATTACTGCGACTATTGTTGGAGTTGCTAGCGATAATATTACCAATCAGATTCGCGCGACGTTTTATTCCAATTTGATACCCTTTTCCAATGACCCGACCACGTTGTCAAATAATAGTAAACGGTTTGGAACGCGGATGACGTTTTCAACAGCGGCGTCGGCCTCTACTGTTCAAGCGCCATCATTGATTGGGTCCCCCTAATAAGCATGAGCCGATTCATATTTCTTATATGTTCAATGTCAATGTACGACATTTCAAACAGCAATTCGTCTTCGCGGTTTATAAATGTGTATATAACCAATGTAAATATGTCCAAAACTAGTTCATCGCGGGGGTTGAATGCTGGGTTTACGCGCATTCGCTCCTCCCAAATCACGCGTGAATCAAAATACAAAACTGGGTTGCGCATCTGCTCTTCCACAATCAACACTAATCCCATTGTTTCAATTTGGTTGCTATGTTTTTTATAAATTGTCCCGATCAATCGGGGCGCATCTTCAACTGTTTTAATGTATTTTTCATAGAGACGGCCGAGTTCTTTCATAAGGCAATAATAACGGTCCTTTATATCAAAAAATCGGCGCACAGGGTTTCGAACAATCTCGGCAAGCCAATCCAGTTCTTCAACCAGGCGACGATCTATCGCGCAGTTTTTGCACTGGGTTTCTAATTCGTTGTATATTTTGTACTGAGCTTCAATCAAGTTCGCATCGTTGTCCGTAATGTCCACTGTATATTTCTTCGCAACCGTCGTGTTTTTATCGGCTTCATATGTAAAATACTTGATGGATTCCGAGATGGTTTCCTTGACAGAATCGTCTAAATGCCTCGCGACGTATCTTCCACCCCGAACCTTCTCAATGCCATGCTCGTGCATATATTGATGTACGATGCCATCAATTTGATATCCCTCTACATTTTGACGTATTAAAATGAGACATTCAATGTCGGCGCATCCAAACCATTCCCAGAAAATAAACTGGCATTCATTCTCGGGGTTCACTGTCTCAATAGCGGGATAGATAACGTAGGTGCCATTGGTGAGACGGTAAATATAGACATCATAAGTTTGCGACATTGTTATAAAACATAAACAACATATTTTTATGTTGTTTATTGAATATTATAGACATATTTATCCGTCATTTTTGTATCCGACGCTTTGTATTATCTATTTCGGATTGCCATCGGTAAATGCTCCAGGGTTAAGGCACGCATTCTGGGTACCAAATATTTGCCCCGACATACATTTGTCTTGTTCACTCACTTCAACACATCCTCGCTTTCCTTCGTATTCGCCTACCAAACACCATCCCGCCTTACTGGCGGTAATCGGTTTCTGAATGGGGCTTTCTGAAGAAGATGGAGCGGGATCTCCAATCGTACTGCTAGATGGTGAGACATTTAGCACATTGTCCAACTGAGATGCCGCGGATGGGTCAACATGTTTGCGACTGGCGTCTTTCAAAATAGTGCCTACAGATTGGAGCGACCCTTCGGCAACATCTAAGCCAGTTTTGGCAACATCCCCCACTACATCTGCGGTTTTATTGAGAACGCTTCCAGTAGTATATCCAAAAATAGACAAGACTTGGGATACAAATGGACCCAAAATGGAAGTTATGGTTTCTATTACATTTCCAAACATTGTAAGTAGATTTATTCCTAAAAATGTCAAAATGAGCAATATCGATAGTACAACTATTATCACTTTATTACTAATCCCTCCCGTGGAAGAATCATCCAATAGAGGTGCTTGCGGTGGATTCATTTCCATACTTTATATACTTGATAAAGAAATAGATATAATCACTTGGCATAAGCCATAACACTTTGTGTCAACAGATGGATGCTGCGTGCACCCTAAAGAGAGCATTTTGCCAAAAGTTGTTTGCGTTTTAATACCGATTATTATTTTACTTTGTTATAATAAAATGAAAATAGTTTTTGAATCTGTATTATTATTTAGTTTAGCAGTTTTGGTTATTGCTGTGGGGCTTTTAGTATATTATTTTAAAAATCGTATCAGCGACCTTGAAACCAAAAATACTAAATGTTTAGAAATAGTGAATGATATTTATTCGCAGCACAATCAACTAAAGGCAGAGGTTTCATATTTTGTGAAAGGTATGACGCAGTCCACCTCTATGACGCAGTCCACCTCTATGACGCAGTCCACCTCAACCTCAACCATGTTATCGCAGCCATCCGCAAAAACATTTTACCGCGCAGATTTGAATGATAACATTCAGTTTCACGTAGATGAAGGTGAAGACGAAGACAGCGGTTATGAAGAAGACAATGAATACGATGATGACGACGTGAAAATCGTCAATGTGGATTTGTCGGGACCCGTTGACTCTGATATCAATATTTCCGACGAAATAGAGGACACCGACCCCTATGATAATGTAGAGGTAGACGAATTGGCGCAAGAACATTCCAAAGAACCGTCCATTGTCAAAATTGATGTACACGATTCCGACTTGGAATCAGATAACGAATCGCATTCAGACTCGCGTTTAGAACCACCAGCAGAATCGCGTTCGGAGGCATTCCGTGAGTTGTTCAATCCGGCGACCAAGGATAATTACAAGAAGATGGACGTCCGTTCATTGAGACAGCTGGTGATAACCCGAGGTTTAGCAACAGATAATACGGCGCGAATGAAGAAGAATGAGTTGATTGACATTTTGCTGACAATTGTCTAAATATATTGTATAATGGCCAAACGTAGTGGTAGTAAACATAATAAAACAAGCAAGCGTCATAAAATTCGGCGCAACAGAACCCTTCGCGGAGGACTAACCGGTGTAACAGAAGAACAAATTCGTACTATTGCACAGGACCGGTATAACCAAAAAAAGGCACAGTTAGAACGAGAACGACTACGTAAAATAAGAGAATATAATGCTGGACAAGATGACCTCCTAGAACGTACAGCTGGGACACAAAGAGAAGGGACGAAAGTATTAGATAGTCTATTCGCATTTAATCATTCTTGAGTTTTACACGACGATTGAAAATCTCGCTCAAAATCAGCACCCTTTCCTGCTCCCCAAACTGGAGCTCCGCCATCAGCTGGTCCGCCGTAAAATGCCGAATCGCGTCATAATTCGGCACAAGCAATCCTTCCGTATATTTCACCGTCGCCTTCTCATGAAACTCCATAAAATTATTTGCCGTTTTCCCGCGCACTTTGTCCAAATGGATCAAGATAAATCGCTCGGCCAAATTGAACACACCATAATCGGCGTTTTTCAGCGCCTGCGCAATCGCATTGTCGCACCCGATCCGTCCCAACTCAATATTGTAATCCGCATTCCGAATCGGGTTCTTGAAAAACCATCCATCTTGGGTGTTGGAATGAAAGATAGATGCGAATGCGGGGTCCATATAGGGTGTCCCCGTTTTATCATCCAATTCATGTCGCGACAATGCGAGAACCGTGTTTTTGTCCGCCAAGACATTGTGAAGCTCGCTCATATCAAACGCGAGGGCAACATAAATATCCAAATTAAGGATACCCACAATTTCGTCCGGGGCTAGATTCTTGGATGCAAATGCAAACGCATCCTGGTATGTCATCCGTTTTCTAAGAGGAAAACCGCGATACTTGGGATGACTACGAACCTCATCTGGAAGCCGATCCTCTGATTCATAGAGGTTGTAAACTGTTTTCACGTAATAATGATTCAAATTGGCGAGCATACACGTGATGTATTCACCCATACGTGCCACATTCGGCTCGGCATAACTTTGAACAATGATATTCATAATAGAATAGCATTGTTAATTACTTCTATATGATTTTCTTAGACCTTTTATGTAAAAATGTCTTACGATAAAAACATATTTTCATTTAAATGATTACTATATTCAAACCGGTGGCGAATACACCAATTCACGCATTTCTGAGCATTCTGTTTATTGTAATACTCTATTTTGTCTTTTTTTGACCGCATTTCAATGAGCCCCAGCGTGGTGTAAATATTGTCCAGCTGGTTTTGCCCAAACACCACATTTATCTCCTCTATCTTATTGTAGAAAAAGAGCGGCACTTTCACCGACAAAACACTGCGTACATATTTCTCGGGGTCCAGCGATGCCAGCAATCCCTCAAATGCTGTTTGTATTTCTTCATTCGACGTATATCGATACCCCATACAAACGATGTATCTTTCGGAATTGGCGGACCGACTCGTGTTCGGTTTCACAATATGAACACGCTCATACATAGAGGACAACAAAAACAGCATCTCCACGGTCGGTTTATAGAAGCTGTCAAACATTTTCAACACGAAACTACCACCCTTCTTTTGAAGACACGCCGCATACGCGATTTGCGCAAAAAGCAAGTTCAACATAGATATTTCCTGGTTATTGAAATCAAACGAGAAGTCAAATCCACCGTCACCCGTTATGAAATCCATTGTCCCGCGGTATTTCTCCGCGACATGGCGGAAATTGGCGACACTGAGTAAATCGCCCGTCTTGTCTGCCCCCTTTTCAATAATCACATTCGGATTGTGTTTCAAGAATCCGCGCGTCTTTTTCCATCCGGGGACGTCGTGATCATCTGGGTCTTCAATGGTCATTCCATAAAACCGACTTTCTGGGTTGGTGTTATAATAACATGCAGCTTCAATGAACCCACCTGGTCCCTCTGCCAGACCAAACATCGCGATTTGATTTGTCGGTGACCCAAACGCGGGGATTTTTAAATTATCTATGATTTCCACCAATTTGAAAAACGCCCGTGAAATCGGCCGGTATTTACAAATACTGGTCCGCGAACTGTTGTTGTATATGTATTCAAAAGGGTTTGTATATTTTTTGTAAATATCCCATTCCTCTACACATTCGTCAATTTTACCCTTGATTTCGGTCAAAAAATGATGTAATGAATACGAAATGTATTTTGTCGGTTTCTCTGCGTTTTGTGATAAGACCATTTTATTCCAATATATTCCGGATACCGCTGGTAATGTGTTAATAATCATTTATAATTTCTATTGTATAAAACAAAGATACGTTTATGTTTTATACGGAAATGAATAATATTATTTTGCGTATAAAAAATTGAAATCTTTATTTTAAGAAAAAAGAAAGGCATTTAATTATTAACACAATTGTTATTCATACTATTATTCATACTACTATCGTTATACTACTATCGTTATACTACTATCGTTATAAAAATGGAATCTGTACCTGAAGAAGAGGTCAAGACCGAATCTGTATTCACTTCTTTGAAAGAGGTCAAGACCGAATTACCCGAACTCATCCTATACGAACCTAATTGGATTGCCGAGTCAAAAAGACTCTTTCGTAAAACTCCCCAAAACAAGGTGCTGGCTGGGCCACTGCCCATTACCAACTGGACAATCCCTGGCATCTTGTTGTGCGGCGGATATCTAGAACACGACTCTGAAGTGAACCGATTGGTTCAGGTTGGAATTACGAGCTTCTGGTGTTTGTGTAGCGAATATGGCATTCCCGGTAAAACCAATAAAAACTACGCCTACGGAGAGAAGTTACCCGCCGGTCAATTCAATCATGTGAAAATACCTGATATGGGGGTAACCGACGACGCAATTCTTTTGGAAAATTGCGACCGAATCGTGGCGCAGATTCGTGCAGGTGAAAAAGTATATGTTCATTGTTCTGGTGGTCACGGGCGAACAGGGACCTTTGTTGCTATCATTTTGAACAGACTGTATCCGCAGTTGACACTTAACCAAATACTGAACTATATCCAATACGGACACGACCAACGTGTGTATAATCATTTTGGGCATTATTATTTTACAAAAAGCTTCTTGGATGGCGATGAAGCCGATATTATACACGGAAAACACTTTACGGCTGGTCAAGTACCTTCTCCTCAGGCGCGAGAACAGTTACAACAGATTCGCCGGCTATTTATCCAATAATACTTATTATAAAACTTATATCTTATTAAAAATCTTATTACAAAAATACTAATAAAAAACAAAACAAACAAAACAAACCAACAACTTATGGTGGCGACATGTCCGGCGACAGGGGTCGTTCTTCGGTTGTTTTTTCCGCTTCCGCTTCAGCTTGCTCCACAGGCTCATATTTATCCAAAACTACTTGTTTTACGCGTTTCACACGATGTTTCGTAGCAACCGGTTTTTTATCCAGTACCACCTCTACTTTAGCACTCACCATATGTTTTGCAACCTTGGCCGCCTCCACCGAATGCGTCTTCTTGAACACAAAATACCGATTCATGAACGAAATCGTCTTTTCCTCTTCGGTCATAAACGACGCTTTTCCATATTCGTTGCGATTCTCCGGGTTTCGCCGGATTTCATTCATCATCTGGTCATACAATGTCTTGAACATCCCCGTATTGCTGATTCCAATGTCTTCAAATCCCGCCAATACGAATCCGTAGTCTTCCATCAACCGCGTGAAATATCTAAAATTGACCAAATATTCGGTCGCGAACTTGTTGATGGATTCCTGGAAAACATCAATCGCGTACCCGACACTACTCTCATCCTCCGCAAACACGGTCTGTTCATATTTCCGCTGAATCTCAAATATTTTGCGTCCATCCGAGTAAATCGTCATTTCCGGTTTTTTCTCCAGGTGTTTGAACACGGTCTCGCCATCGTAGCACGTCCCCACGAAATACCCATTGACTGCCGTACATTCCGAGATGTTACGCAAGAAGTTGTGTAGAATAGAGTGGTTTTCAAAGAAGTAATGGAGCGCAAATTGGCACGAACTCACGTTGAACCCGTTGACTCCCGCGCCGAAACTCTTGTCCACCGCTTTCCCCAGGTTCGGTTTGGGTCCCGCGGTCTTACTCAGAATCGCCGCACCGATTTCGCGCTCCTTCTCCGTGTAAAACGCGTCGCCGTTTTTCAGATTGAGCCGACTGTCCGCGGGCAAGAACAAGGCGTCAAATAGACCGCGCGTCTCCCGGCGCTCTTTCAAATACCGCGCACAAACCCCGTCCATCTGGTTGTAAATATTGTCCTTTGACAGATCCACGCCGAATACAAACTTCAACTTCGCGCTCTTCCATTTGGAAATGTCGCCACCTTTGCCGACCGCATAGTCAATGAGGGAGTCCCCCCGTTTGGCGACTTTCCCAATAATCCGCTTCTTCACATACAAATTGTGGAAATTACGCAGTCCCATCGTGCGCGACTCCTCCGTGCTGGTATTATTGTAGTATATGTCGTCTGTGCCCTCCATCTGGATTTCCTCTCTCCCCGTAAGCATCTCCTCGGTGATGGGGAAATGGATGGACTTCCAGTTGTCATTCGCCACGTGATAGGCGTTTCCGTAGTTCTTGTTGCCCGAGCGCAAATCGTAGGTCTTGTCGTGGCGCACTCTGAGCGGCACCCATCGCCATCCCGGTTCCTTCTCCAAGTCATAGGCGAACTCTACGATGGTTTCGTTCTCAAAACGCTCTCCTTCGGTCGTATACATGATGCTGCGGCCTTCGGTGTCGGTTTCCATCAAGATGTTGGCATAGCATGCTTCAGGGTCATAAGGCAAACTGGGGCGAAAGGGGAGTGGTTGATACGCGTCTTCGTTGTCAATGTCTTCGCCCACAAACCCCACCTCGTCATCCAACAACGCCTGGAAAGGGTTCATCGCAATGTGTGACTTCACATTGAATCCGCAGCGCAATTCCAGCGTTCTGTATTGGCGCAGCGTCATCGTCCCGCCGCTTTCAAACTCGTTATGGACCACGTCAGCACCCGATTTGTCTTTCTTGTACGAAACCAATAAGTCAATCGTGTTGTATTTTGGTGGTTTCCATTTGAAAGATAGAGGCCATGTCACCTTCTCCAACTTGCCCGCGCGACCGTGCGTCATACCCGCCACGCCTATATTAGTCGGCGTAAATATGATACCGTCCGTGTTATACGGATACACTTCATCCTGAATGTTGGACAACAGCGTGGAGCAAATATTGAAGATGGTGGTACTCTCGTTGGGCAAGTAGAACATTTTCGGGACGATTTTGAAATCATCGGGCGACGCGACCTTGCTGGGTCGCTTCGTCTTCAACTCATTCACAAACCTCTTCAAATGGAGGAGCCGATACTTATCTAAATCTTCCTTGGTCTTCGGTTCTTCAAACCAGGCGAAGTCAAGTTCGCGCACCGACTTTATGCGTCCATTGCCTGCGCCCATAAAATAGATATCAAACGCCGCATAGTGGTTGATGAATCGCCCCGATTTGTCCATCAAGATGTGCTCGCCATCCAGAATCGTCCCCCAAGCCGTCTTCTCCGTAGCGGTGAGACCCGTGAATTGTACGAGCATATTGGTGTTTATCAGGTAAATGCGGCCATCGTGGGTGTCAATATAAAGGAGTTTGCGCTCGCCATCCGCCTTGTCCGTCGCACAATAATTCACGCGAATATTAGGTTCGTTGGAAGTCTGGTCCAATTCAACGATGTTTTTTAATTGAAGCGTACAAGAATTGGGTCCGATAAAGTTGCGACCATATACGCGACGTTCTTCGTATAAATCCCCGTGGACCGTGCGCATATAGGATTGTAAGACACGGTCGTGTTCAGAATAAGGCGTCGGGTATTTCGTGTCTTGAAGCGCACTGAGAACCACGCGAATCACGGACTCCAGCTCCTTTATGACGTCAGCGGCCTCCTTATAAGGCGTCCCCAGACCAACCTTCTCGTTGTCTATTTCCAGCTCAATTTCGCAGAACTCCTGGTTATTCAGCACTTGCGCCTCTTCCATCGTGAACTCGGGGACCATGATTCCGCCCGATGTCTTGGAGGTGCGAATGATACTGAGATCCACCGCGATGGGACTCTTTTCACTGGTGAGGCGGACACGATTGATGAGACGATATGTCTTGCGGTAATCGCGCCACGTCCCCAGAATATCGTTGGCGATTTTGGATTTCAAATTGTAGTCGGTTTCCATATTGAAGGAGACGTTGAATCCGTAGTCGCGATTCGTGATTTTCTGGACAAACTTGCCGTCGCGGTCTTTGGCAGATGACTTCTGCGTGAACTTGATTTTCTTGTAATTGGCGGG